TCAGCGAACAATCGGCTCCGGCAAGCCCACGGTGCCCCCGGCGGCGGCCGACCGGGTGACCGCGCAAAGCCAAGACTGGACGGCCGCGATCAGACCCCATTGACCGATGCCGACAACGATGACCGGCCAGAGCAGACCGGCCGCGATCGCGCATCGGCCGACGCAATCCGGCGCGGCAATTTCCGGTTCACGAAGCCACTCGCCGAGTAGGAAGACAACGACGGCGGCAACCACCGCCAGGGCGGCGTAGATACCCAAGGAGACCACGCCACCACCTCCTCAATTACTTATTCCTAATGCGACTATACGTCGACCGACCCGAAATGTTACGACTCGTGACTCACGAACGGGGATTCATAGAAACTCATGGGTTCGTGCCAGGCTCGCAGTTCGTCAGTGGGCAGACCGGATTCGGAAGGCCCACCCCTGAACTGACGGCCAACCTTTGTTGACGATGACTGAGCAGCGATCCCAGGCGCGCGACCACTGGCATCGATGGCGGCCACAACCCCAGACCTGTACATACTGCGACGATTGCCCGGGCGGGGTCAGGTTGTTGTGTGGTTCACGATGGACGTGGGAATGAGGCACAAGCGATCCAGAGTAGTTTCTGAGCTGCACGGCCCCCATAGCCCAATTGGCAGAGGCAGCGGACTTAAAATCCGCCAAGTGTCGGTTCGAGTCCGACTGGGGGCACTGTGTTCTTGCAGTTCAGAGCGTTTTGTGGGCGGTATTGACTGCCCGAAGGCGGGTCTTCGTCCGCAGTGCGTCCGCAGTAGATTTCGCCGCCGCGTCGAATGCGTCCGCGAGCGCGTCCATATCGTCGGGGAATAGGTGCCCGTAGCGGTCCAGGGTCATGGTCGCCGACCGATGGCCGAGGAGCAGCTGAATGACCTTCACGTTGGCTCCGGTCTTGATCGACAGCGATGCGCACGTGTGCCGTAGGTCGTGCAGCCTCAGACCGTTGACCTCGGTTGCTGTGGCCGCCGGGTCGAACACCCACCGCACCGCACCCAGCGTCAACCAGTCGCCGCGGGCCGGCGGGAAGACTAGCTCGCCGTCCCCGCGGTCACCGACCTCCGTCTCCAGCAGCGTTACCAGGAACCGGGGGACCGGAACCGACCGATTCGTGTGGTTCTTCGTCGGCCCCTCCACCAACCCCTTCTTGGCGACATAGGTCACCGACCGCCGCACCCGGATCCGCCGAGCCTTGGTGTCGACATCCCCGACCCGCAGCGCCGCCGCCTCCCCGAACCGCAACCCGCAGTAACCCAGCACCAACACCAGAGTGCGGAACCGGCCTGACGCGACCGCCAGCCGATGAAGCTGCTCATGCGTCAGGTACCGCTGCTCCGTCTCCGGGAGCGTTGGAAGATCAACACCTTCAGCCGGATTCGATGGGATGTGCTTCGCCTTCACCGCGAACCTCAACACCGCCCCGACAAGCTGATGTGCCTGACGCACCCGCGACGCAGACAAGCCCTTGCCCTCGAACCGCACCGACCCCTCGACCGACAGGCCGGTGATCCACACCTGGAGATCGTCGAAGCGGATGTCGCGCAGCGGCTTGTCTTTCCACTTCGGCAACACCACGGTGTCGAGCAGAGACCGGTAACCCGCAACGGTTTTCGCCGACCGGTGAGCCTTCGTCGCGATCCACCGCTCAGCCATCACACCGAACGTCACACCCGAGAGCGCCGGGTCTGTCCAGGTGCCGACGACCTGATCCGAAACCTGCTTGTTCAACCAGTTCGTGGCGTCAGATTTCCGGCCGAACCCCTTCGCGTGTTCCTTGCCGTTCTCGTCGACATACCTTGCCCGCCAACGCAACCCCTTGCCAAAGTTCACGGGCTTGAGCGTCATCACTGGTTCGCCGGCGGCATCGAACAATGGCTCTCCATCGTCATTGCGGTCTGGGCGCGACTTCTTCAGATCAGCCCAACGGTCCTCAACACCGGAGCGACGATTACGCGTCTGGGTCATTGCCGGTCTCGATTTCGGGAACGGCGTCATAGCGCGAATGCAAGGCGCCTATTTCTCTCATCTGATCAATTTTGCTGAACAACCGAAGTTCAGGGCTGCGCTCGGCTAGATATTTGAACTCTTGAATTAGCGGCACAATATCTTCACGACCGAACCATGCCCTGATCAGCTGGGAGGTTCCCTGGCGAAGCGACTCGGTGGCGTCACGTAAGCAAGCCCACGCGTGCGCCACCTGCAAGAGTTGAGCGCGCCTGTCCTCGAGATGTGGGTCGTTCCGGACTTCTGGATCGGCCATGGCCTCCTGCCATGCAGGTTCGTCGGAGTAAATTTCACCAAACAGTTCGTGCACCTGATTCAGAACTGCGGTCTCTAAGTCATTGCAGATTTCTTTGTACAAGTGGGCGATCGCTAGCTGTTCTATCTCCAGCTGGCTAGTTCTGTTCTGAATTTCGATCGCAATCTCAGTCATTGTCTTATCGACTCGCTTCATTCTGTCGTCGACTGAATACTTGGGGTCGATCTGATAGCCCAGCAAGTCGTCAATCGTCATGTCGAGTGCATTGGCGATCTGCATCGCTTCGTCAAGCCTGACTGACCTCGGTCGGTCCCCGGCTAGGTTCTCGATCTTCGCGATAGTGGATGCGTAGAACTTGCCACCCTGATCGTTGAGTTTCCGCGCTAGGTCTGCTTGCGACCACCCTCGTTCCTCCCGCTCGTACTTGATCCTCCGCCGAAACGCATCTTCGTACGAACCCATCTCGGGATTGTACCCACGACGGGTTGGCGAAAGGTGACGAGCCGTGATATGCATGGAATGCGCCCATTTTGGGAGTACTACCAAAGGAGGTTATTGATGACAGCAGATGAACTGCTCACGACTAAGCAGGTCTGTGAGCAGTACCCGTTCAATCAGGGGACATTGAGGTTCTGGCGGGCGAGCGACCAGGGTCCGGCTTCCTTTGCCCTGGGCAGGGGCGGCCGAATCGTCTACCGCCGGTCTGAAATCGAGCGCTGGTTGGCCGAGCAGGAAGCCACCACCAAACGCGGTGGTGGGGACGCGGCGTAGTGATCCATCGCCCGCAGGAAGAGCACGCCGATCTCGGTTTGGTCGATGACGACAACACCGAGGAAATGAGAAGAGCGCCGGTTGCAGCCGACGCCCTTCGAAGTGAACCCACCTCAAGCAAATTTGAAAGGAAAGTTCGATGACGATTCTATCCCCCGAGGCCGAGCCGGCATTGCCGGACGGCGCCGATATGGACTCACCGGAGCTGTCGGTTTGGGACACCGGCGAAGGCAGGATGCCCGAGCGACTCGTGTGGTCCAAGCCGATGCCGCTGCCCGACCACTTAAAGGATCACGATGTCCGGGCCGTGGTTACGCAGCTCGCCGACGGCACTTTGGTGAACGACCCCGAGAACGGCGATCAACCGCGAGTGTTCTACGGAGCCGAGGACCATTCCCCCGCCGACGCCCGACTGGTTGCCGCTGCACTCCACGCGGCCGCCGACATGGCCGACCGCTGGGCCTCCGCTGAGCCGACGACGGCGGTGCTCTGGTGACCGCCGGATGCACCACCGGTTGGTGCGACCAACCCTGTGACGGCGTTAACCACAACCGGTCTCGCTACGTCCCTGCCCGCCTGTCGTACATCCGGGAGGAGCTGGTGACCGGTTGCAACGGCTCAATGGTCCCGAATGTCGGAGTTGCGATCCGCTATGACGAGGAGGAACTCCCGGGCATCACTGTGCACATCGTCGGAGGCGGGAAGGACGCCGAGGGCGAGATGACGTGGCATGAGGCCGTGCAGCTCCGTCACGAACTGGACGAGGCCATCCGCATCCTCGGCGGGTTCCTCGCCAAGGGGTTCACCCTCCAAGCACGTCTGTTCGATCCCCAGACTGGAAAGCGGATCAGCAACGAGGTCGCCGACTCGTGACTGATGCAAGGTTCCCGGAGAAGTGGCTGTCGGACAGGCGGATTCAACGTCTGTCTGACGCCCACTTCCGGGCCTTCATCACCTCACTCGCATGGTCGGTGTCCAACCGGACCGACGGCGTCATCGAACGCGAAGACCTCCAGTTCATTCCGCAATTCGCACCCGGCGCACCGAAGGCGTTGCTCGCCGATGGGCTGTGGACGCCGCGGTCGAACGGTTGGCGGATTACCGACTTCGTCGGGACGCAAACGACGGCGGCCGTCTTGAAGGCGATGGAGACCAAGCGCGAGAAGGAGCGGGTGAAGAAGGCGCTGCAGCGTTCCAGCGGAAAGAACGTCGCAGCCGATGACGATTCCGACCCGGTCGACCTTGATGTCCCCGGGGACATCCCTCGGGACATCCCTCGGGACGGCCGTGGGGATGTCGCGGGGGGACACAAAGGACAGGCCAGTGCTAGGCAAGCGCAAGGAACAGGTGAGGAGTCGCTACCTCTCGCTGCGGGGGCCGAGTCGTGGCCTCGGTGGCAGGGCGAGGGGCCTGACCCGTTCGCTGAACACAACTAGCTAGCAACATCTTTCAAAGGAATTGGTAATGACTGAAGTGCAAGTGATTGAGGCGGCCGAGGTGCTGGTGCCGCTGGATGCTGTGGCGGCGAAGCAGTTGGACGGCAGGATCGCGTCGATGGTCGATGCCATCGGGGATCGGCTGACGCTGTTGGATGGCTATCTCCGGCAGGCTGAGCAGGGGCAGATTCATCTTGCTCTGGGGTATCCGTCGTGGCCGGCGTATATCGAGGATCGGATGCGTGGCCGGTGGGCGCTTAAGGGGTCGGAGCGGCAGCGCGCGGCGCAGATGCTTGCGAGTCATGGTGCGTCCACGCGGGCGATTGCGAGCATCACTGGTGCGAGTAAGTCGACCATCGCGCGGGACATCGCGGATACGTCTGTCCCATTTGGGACAGACGGTGCTGCAACGGAGTTGGATGAGTCGCCGGGTACCGCTGCGCTAGATGCGTCTGTCCCAAATGGGACAGAGCTTCCCGACGCGGTGATCAATACCCGCACGGGTCGGCCGCAGCGACGCCGCAAGCCTCGCCCGAAGAAGGAACCGGTTACGAAGGGATCGACCGGGGAACCGCCTGCCGAGTCCGGGAAGGTTGGTGCGGGCAACATCGCAGCGACCGTGGCGGAGTTGCGGGCCTCCGGTCGGAAGGTTCAGATTCCTACCGCCTTTCGCCTCGCGTCGAAGGAATTGGCCATCGTCACTGCAAGGCTGCGGCTCATCGCCGACGACCCGCGGATGGCCAAGGCGGTCGCGCGGTTCACCGAACAGGACCGCGACGTCTTGGATGACGCCATCACCATCCTCGGTGAAGTCCGTCACGCACTGGGCCCGGCCGAGGAGGCGACGGCGTGAGCCGCCGGTTGCGTGAGCCGGTGGTGTTCGAGGCTTACGCCGAGTGCGACCCTCGCCCGAGCCTGCCCGGAGTGTGGAGCGGGGCCAAACGTCTGGTGCAACAACCGGATTACTGGCGGTGTTCGTCGTATCACTTGTGCCGCAAGGGCCATCTCACGGACGGCCGAGGAGACGCAGCCGGGGGGCGGTTGCGCATCGTGAAGCGACTGCCCACGCCCTGACCCCGAGCCCCTGTCAGGTCTCTCCCCGCAAGAAAAAAATAAATGACGAACCAAGGAGTTGATGAAGATGTCCGATGAAAGCACTGAATGGCGTGATCTTGCCGAGGTCATCCCGGAGCTGATTGCGACCGCTGTTGCGGCTCTTGCTCCGGAGGATCGCGAGGCGCGGATTGCCCATTGTCAGCGGACGGGCGAGCACGGTGTCCGCCTTCACGTGACAGAGGATGACGGTCTACTCGAGTTGCATTGGGGTGGTCGGCGGTTGGTGATGGTCGGCCGTGATGCGCTGTTCAGTGGTGAGCCGTTGGGTGTCGGCTTCGTGAACGATGTCATGCCGGACACGGTGCCCGACGGTTGGGCGCAGCAGTGAAACGATTGCCAGACAGAGGAATCCGCTCGATATCGAGCGGGCAACTGGCTTGACGGCATTTCGAATGCGACCAAGTTGCCTTTCAGTGATGTTCTTTGTCGGGCAGCTGGGTTAGACTGACCGTGAGGATGCGCGCAAGCCGCCTCGTGCCGCGCCTGAAGCGCAGTGCCCGTCCGATTTGGATGCGCCAGCAGAAGGTCTTGGCATGAGCCCGCAAGTGCCCGTTCTGATTTCAATATCGCGTAGCTCGACACCCCGACCCCCCTGTGGTTGCGCAGTTGAGCACCCGGAAGCCGAAAATCTGTTCATGCCGCTTGCGTCCGTATGTGTTTTACACATGCAGGGCGGCTTACGCGCACCTCTTCGAAAAGGATTCACATCATGGCTTTTGGAAGCCTCACACTCACGCACCGTCAAACCCTGACCCGTATCGGCGACATCCGCGATCGGGTGGCCGCGATCCACGGTAAGCATCGGCCGTCAAAGTCCGATCAGGACGAAGTCCGGCAGTTGGAAAGCGAGCTCGACGATCTCGACAACCACCTCAGTCGCCTGGATCGGGCCGACCAGATCGCCCGGGGAGGAGGCAGCCGCTACCGCGTTGACGGAGGTGGCCTCACGCAAGAGCTTGACCGCGACCCGGTCGGTGATCCCCGGGACAGCACTCCGACCTTCCAGGGTTCTAACCCGTGGGATATGCGGTCGGTGCAGACCTTCGGCCGTGACCCGCGCCAGGTGGCCGGGGAGCTGCGCGCCCGTGCGCTGGCGGCGGTGCAGTACATGCCCGGCGCCTCTGATGCGGTGCGGGAGAACGCGACGTCGATCCTGGAACATCAGGACTCGGCGGACGCCAAGATCGCCCGCCACACCCTCATCACCTCGTCCCCGGCGTATCTGCGGGCGTGGTCGAAGATGGCCCGCAACGAGAAGTACACCCTCACTGAGGATGAGGTGCGGGCTCTGCAGGAGGCCGAGCAGTTCCGCGCCATGTCGTTGACCGACAGTGCGGGCGGCTATCTGGTGCCGTTCCAGCTCGACCCGGCACTGATCGTCACGAGCGCCGGCTCCTACAGCGAAGTCCGGTCGATCGCCCGCCAGGTCGTCGCGACCGGTGACACCTGGAACGGAGTCTCCTCGGCGGCTATCAACTGGTCCTGGGACGCCGAAGCCGCGCAGGTTTCCGACGACTCGCCGACGTTCGCGCAGCCCTCGATCCCGGTGTACAAGGCGGCCGGCTTCGTCCCGATCAGCTTCGAGGCGCTGCAGGACGCGGCGAACGTCACCGAGACGGTCGGGACGTTGTTCTCCGAAGGTCAATCTGATCTGGAAGCAACAGCATTCGTCACCGGCTCGGGCAGCGGGCAGCCCACGGGCATCGTCACCGCCCTCACCGGCACCGGTGCGGTGGTCAACGCCGCCGCCGATGACACCTTCGCCCTGGCCGATGTGCACACGCTGCAGGGTGCGCTGCCGGCCCGCTGGCGGCGCAACGCTTCCTGGTTGGCGAACAACCTGATCTACAACAAGATCCGGCAGTTCGACACCTCCGGTGGCGGCGGGTTCTGGGCCAACATGAACGACGGCCGCCCGCCGCGGCTACTCGGACGTCCCGCGGTCGAAGCCGAAGCGATGGACGGCACCATCACCACATCGGGTGCGGTCGCCAACTACGCCGCGATCTTCGGGGACTTCTCCAACTTCGTCGTGGCCACGCGGGTCGGAATGACCGTCGACTTCATTCCGCACCTGTTCTCGCCCAGCAACAACCGCCCGACCGGACAGTCCGGCTGGTACGCCTGGTACCGGGTCGGATCCGACTCGGTCAACGACAATGCCTTCAAGATGCTCAACGTGGCTTCGGCCTCGTAAGGAGCAGCAACGATGCCGATCACTCTTCCGGTATCGGCCACCGCCGACGACCGCGCGTTCAAACGCATTGCTGACCGGTATGAGAAGTGGGGTCAGGACGCCGGCCGTCGGATTGGTGGCGAGATGGCGAAGTCGATGGACGACGCCCTGGCCAAAGCGGACCCCAAGGCCGCCGACCAGTTCGAGCGGAAGTTCATCAAGGTCGCCGACGCGACGGGCCGCCTGCGGGTGGAGACGAAGAAGCTCCAAGACCTGCAGGGCAAGGGCGCCAACGACACTCGGGTGTTGGCGCAGGCTGAGGCGTTGGAGCGTGCGCGGCGCGCGGAGGCCCGCGCCACCTCGGAAGCGGCGAGGGCCTATCAGGGGTTGCATGCCGAGACCGGCAGGATGACCGGCGGCATGTCGTTGTTGAACAACGCCCTGGCCGGTACCCGGTTCGGGCAGCTGGCCGGCGACACCCAAAGTCTGGCGACGGCGTTCGGGTCGGTCGGCGCGAAGACCGGGATGGCGATCACCGGGGTGGCGGCTATCGGCGTTGCAGCGGTGGCGTCGATCAAGCAGTTGTATGACCTGGGCAAGGCGTGGGACGACATCAGCGACAAGATCACCGTCCGCACCGGGGCGATGGGCGCCGACCTCGACAAGATCACCGATTCCGTTGGGCGGGTTGCCGAGAACGTCGGCGCACCGCTGGAGAAGATCGGCGACATTGCGGGCCAGGTGGCGCAGAGCTTCAAACTGACCGGTCCGGCGGCCGACGAGATGATCACGAAGCTGTCGGAGTTGTCCTCGATGGGCGTCGAGGTCGATGTCCGCAATCTGGCGCAGGCGTTCCGCATCCTCGGGGTGGATCAGAAGGATTGGGCGTCGTCGCTGGACGACCTGTTCGCTACGTCGCAGAAGTCCAGCATCCCGATGCAAGACCTGATCGCGTCGGTGCAGAAAACCGGCAAGGCCGCAAAGCAATTGGGGCTGGATTTCGCGCCGACCCTTCAGGTGCTGTCCGCGTTCGAAGAGGCCGGCACCGACACCGAGAAGTCCGCCGGGGCGTTGGGCATCGCTCTGAAGAACCTCGCCAAGGATGGCCAGGAGCCGGTGCAGGGGCTGCAGAAGGTCATCGCCGAGATTAAGCGGCTGTCCGACACAGGGTTGGCGTCCGACGAGGCCAAAGCGGCGGCGCTGGCCGCCAAGTGGTTCGGCAAGTCCTATGCCGACATTTTGCCGGTCATCGAGTCGGGGAAACTCGACATCGACAAGCTGAACGCGTCGCTGGGCGACAACAAGGACGCCATCGACAAGGCGTACCAGGGGACAGCCGACTTCGAACAGACATGGGAGCGGTTCAAATCCAATTTGTCGGCGGCGTTCAAGCCTGCCGGTGACACGGTGTTTGGCTGGCTCAACAACCAGCTGGGGTATTACGTCGACACGCTCCAGAAGGCCACTGATCTTTGGGAGCGGTTCAAGTCGTCGGCAGAGGCGGGACCGGGCGGGATGGTGCCCGGTGGTGTTCCGGGCAATCCGTGGACGCCGGACGCGCAGCGCGACATTTGGGGGTTGCCTCCGGGTGTGAAGCCACCGGAGAAGCAGTCCGTCCTCGGCGGCACGGCTGGCCAGGGCATCCCCGGTGTCAGCCAGCCTGCTAATCCGTTGTGGGACTGGCTCGGCGACACCGGCGGCGGGTCGAAGCCGAAGAAGGACAAGCCGAACATCCCGACCTCGCAGTACGGGCTGGATCAGATCCCATTCGGGAGTTTCCCGGGTGAGGGTGGGATCACCGGGCCGGGTCGCATGATCGAGCAGCACACCGGACCCGGCTACTACCAAGTGGACCCGCAGAAGGTGTTCGACGCGCAAACCCAGGAAATTTCCGCGCAGCAGCACCTGGAAGACGCACGGCGTCGGGTGTTGGAAGTGCAGGCCAACAACGACGCCACCGAGGCCGACCATCAGCAGGCGCAAGACAGCCTGATCATCGCCCAGCGCCAATATTTGAAGTCGCAGGCCGATGTGTTGGATGCGCAGCAGGGCACCTGGAAGTCGATGGACAAGGCGTCGAAAGAGTTCGCCGCCGGCATGGACGACATCGGTGCCGCGTTGGATTCCGATTTCGGTGTGTCCAAAGGGTTTCCGGGGATCGCCGAGAACCTTGTGAAGTTCCTGGGCACGCTGGGGATGGCCCCGGTCATCGGTGCGCTGCAGGGTGCTCAGATCGGAATGGGATTCAAGCCAGGGTCCGCGGGCTCCGGCATGGCCGGCTTGATCGGCTCCGCTCTGGGGATGGCGACACCCGCCGGTACGGGCCAGCGGATCGGCCAGGACACCGTCACCTACGCGACCACCCCGGGCCAGTCCTATCCGGCGACAGCGGGGATCCCTTGGACCCCAAAGCAATCCGCACCCGCAGCGGGCGCAAACCCCGGTTCGATCTTCCAACCGATGCCATCGGGTGCGAGTACGTCAGGCAGCGAGAAGGTGCTGAACTTCGACGGCAGCATCACCGGGCAGAAGTTCTCCTGGGACTGCGCCCCCGGCTCCGCCGAGATCGTCCTCAACGGCCAGGGAGTCATCCGCTCCGAGGAATCCCTCATCGCCGACATGGGAACCACCACATCGGGAACGAGCTTCGGTGGCGGCAACATCTCCGGGGCGCTGAACAGCGCCGCCCCGGGCGCCGGGTATCGCGAAGTCCAAGCCGCAGGAGTGGGCAAAGGCCAATTCATGGCCGACCTCGGGCGGTCTATCGGCTCTGGCCACGGTGCGATGCTGAACTGGAACACCCAACCCGGCGGACCCGTCCCTGTCGGTATCAAGGGGACCACCGCCACGTCCTACGGCAGCGGCGGGATCGGGCACTACGTCGCCGCGATGGGCGCCGACTCGGCCAACGGTGGCAGCGTCCTGATCGCGGACCCGAAAGACGGCCGCCAGTACTGGATTTCAGCAGACAACGCACTGGCCCTGTCCCGCAACCGTGGCTACGTCGCAGCCACCGGCGGCGGCAGTCCCGGCGCCATGGACCCCGCAGGCACCGGAGGCAAAGGTGGTGCCCCCTTCGCTCCCGGCCCAATTGGCGGCACCGGCACTGGTCGCATCGGCGGCCCCGGTGGTATCCCGCAAGCCGGCCCAAGCTTCACGCCCGTGTCCTCAACTCAAGGCGGGCGGGCCTTCGGCCAAGATACCCCCGCATCCCCCGGCATCGGCATCGGAGGCGGCCTCATCGGCATGGCGGGGTCGGCGATTTCGGGTGCCGCTGGTTTGGCAACGTCGGGTGCGGCGATGGGCATGGACGGCGGCATGGGCGGCGCGATGGCGTCGGCGGTCGCGCAGATCGGTATTCAGGAGGCCCAACGCGCCATCTCTTACGTCGGGCAGTTGGCCGGTATCGGTGCCGGTGGGCTGTTGGAAACCTTCTCCCTCAACGATTCCGCGTTGGCCGACCCGGGTAAGTCGTGGCTGGGGAAAATCGCCATGGGTGTCGCAGGTGCACGCCCAGCCCTGCCTAACAGTGCTGGTGCTGAGGGCGGGAAGAACAACCCGAACATGGCCGAGTCCGGTGACGGGCAACCCACCCCACCGCCCGGCCCCGTCGACCCGGCCAAGCAACAGCAGGGCGGGCAGGGCAGCGAAGGCACCTCCGGCACCCAACCCGGCGGTAAGACGATCAACAACAACATCACCTTGGAACACCACGCCAGCTACCAGTCGGAAGACCGGGGAATGGCCGACGCCACACGCCACCTCGAAGCCGCCACCTTCGCAGGAATGAGCTGATGGCCCGACCCAAGCCCTGCCTCGGGTGCCGACGACTAACGACCAACACTCGTTGCGCCACATGCACGGCGCAGCGCGACAAAGCCCGAGGCACAACAAGCCAACGCGGATACGGCAGCCAACACCAACGCCTACGCGAACAAGTCTCGGCAGTCGTCCGCTCAGGCAATGCAATCTGCTGGCGATGCCAGCAGCCCATCGACCCAACCGCCGCATGGGACTTAGGCCACGACACCGACCGAACCAAGTACCGCGGACCAGAACACGCAGCCTGCAACCGCGCCACCGCCACCCACAAGCACCCGGGGGGCGGGTCGCCATCGTGAACGCGCGCCCAAACTCTGACCCCGGCTTAGGTTCACGCGCGTCGTCTCAACCGGAGGTCATTTCCCACTCGCACGCTAGTCGACGTTCTGTAGAACTTTGACCGAGATAGGAGGTCACCGTGCCGCCACGCAAGCCTGTCGAGCAGAAGCGGTTGACCGGCCGTTCGCCTGGCCGCGATGCTGGTGGTCGCCCGTTGCCTGAGCCGGTTGTCGACGTCCTCGCCGATGCCGCTGGTGCGCCGCCTGCGCCCGCATCGCTGAAGGCCGCGGGACGGGATGAGTGGCAGCGGTTGTGGACGGCCGGTCGCGGCTGGCTGTCACCGGAGCTGGACGCGATGGTCATGGAACGGCTCTGCCAGAATCACGACTTGCGCCAGGAGATGCTGGCCTACGTGGAGCGCGACGGTCTCACGGTCGCCGGGTACAAGGGGCAACCTCGCCCGCATCCGCTGCTGTCCGAGATACGAGCACTCGAATCGGAGATGCGCCGCGTCGAAGTGGAGTGCGGATTCACACCGGCATCCCGGTCGAAGCTCGGGTGCTCCGAGGTGCGGAGGGTCTCCAAGCTGGACGAGATGCGCCGCCGCCGCGCCGAATCCTGACATCGGCCCGGGTTGTGGTGTGGAAAAAAATTGCGGGGAGAGACCTGACGGGGCGTTGGGGTCAGGGGCGTCGGCCCCGATTTACGATGCCTACCTACCCCGGGGGGTCGTCGAGCCAAGGGGTCATCAGGCAGATACGGCGTCATTCCCATCAACCGCATTACTGGCGTCTGCGACAATCGCGACATGTCAGCCACCGTTTCGGTCCTCGAACGGGAGATGTACTCCGAGGCCGAAGCCGCCCGTATCTTGGGCGTCGCCCAGAGCACACTTCATTACTGGCTGGAAGGCAAAACAACCCGTCAGGGCCACGTCTACCAACCGGCGATTCGCTTTGAACCCAGTGGCCGTCGGACGGTCACCTGGGCCGAATTTGTTGAAGCGGGACTGCTCAGCCAGTACCGCAAGCGAAACGTGGATCTTGATGAGGTTCGACGATTCATCAACGTCCTACGTGAAAAAACAGGTCACCCGTATCCTCTGGCGTACGAGATGCCGTGGGCGCTGAACGGCCGGCTACTCATTGAGGCACAGAACGAGAGCGATCTTTCGCCCGACTATTGGCTGTATGCACCGACGGACGGCCAGTTGGTGCTCACGTTGTCCCCTGCGCAGGACTTCCTCGACCGGGTGATGTTCGAGAACGATGTGGCGGTGCTGTGGCGCCCAGCCGGTCGGGAATCGCCGGTTGTGATTGACCCCGATACGCGCTTCGGCAGACCGTCAGTCAATGGCATCAGCACATCGGTGCTCAAGGAGTATTCCGACGACGGGTATGACTACGACGAGATCGCGGTGGAGTTCAACCTGCAAGTTCGCGACGTGGAGTTAGCAATCGCGTACGAGCTGCAAGCCAAGGACAAGGGCGCCGCGTAGCTCGGCGCGCCGGTTCCGACGACCGCAACCCCTTCCACGACGAGTTCCTCCGTGAAGAAAGCCGAAGTCCGCTACTACTTCGATGCAGATGTCCTCGGTCTCGCCCACGTAGTGTGCGGCCTTCGGCCAGATTGCACGTATCCGGGTGACCCCGGCCGCACGATCAAGCGGCAGGTTCGCTCTCCTTGCCTAATTACGCAAGGAGCAAAGGACCGCGAGTGGATACCGGTCGTAGCTGACCAGGGCTGGGTTGCAATAACGCGCGATGCCGACATTCAATCGCACCTCAGTCTTCTTCAGCTTGTTCGTGATTACGGGCTCCGCCTAATTACCCTCTCAAGCGCGGATGCGCGAGGGCCGTGGGAACAGTTGGAGGTTGTCGCTTCCAATTGGCGCCGCATCGAAGAAATCTACGAGCGAGCAGGTCCGCTGGTGCTGTCAGCTACACGGACAGCGCTGCGCCACATCAATATTGACGAAGCCATCGAGAAAATCCGCGACGGCAGGGCTGTTCTGCCGAGGCGCTCACGGCGCCGTGACGAGGGGCAGACACTCTTCTAGGCCACCGGCCGCCCCCAGAGCTTTGGCGCGTGTTCACGAAGGCGATCAGCCTCCGTCAGGCTGGCTAGCAATTCGCGACGACCCAGTCTCGCATCGCGGCATGGATCACCTCGCCTGTGAACACAGCGCCGGTTCCGGACTCGTAGTGCCGAGTCAGTAGACCTTTGTTGTGGTCGTTGAGGTTGCATTGAAAATCTTCTCCCACCCAGATTGGACGCGCCAGAAAGCCGCGGCCAGCCTTGTGTGCGAGGTGGGCTGCGCGGTTTACGACGTCACCCATGTAGATGACGTCGTTGATCCCACTGCCGCTGTAGCCGGCCTGAATCATTAGGACGCGTCCATAGTCGACGCCGATGCCTAGCTCGATCGGGTCTATCCCCACTTTTTCGAGGCGGCAGTTCAGCAGTTGCTTCAGCGTGTTCGCTGTGGCAGCGATGAGGAACACGTCGTCTATGTCCGTGGTCTTGGGCGTGTTGTAAGTCGCCCACACGCAGTCGCCCACGATGTTGACTTCACGGACATAGACATCGCCATTAAGGACTGCCACCATCTCCGAGATGAACGCTCGATAGATCTTCGCAAGAGTCGGGCGTTTGTGTTTTTCCGTCAGGCCAGAAGAGTTTCGGATGTCAACGAATATGGCTGAGCACATCCCGTAGAACCCATTGGTGTATGTCAGTTTGTCTCGACTCGGCAGATCGTCGGTTTCGATGAATTTGCCAGCTGGCTGATTCAGGATTTCCTTGATGCGGTCTGAACTCGCCTTCCAGTCGTACGCCCTGTAATTGCCATCCATCGCGGTTGTGACCCTCCCCGTCTGAACTGCCACCTGTCGGTGCGATTCAAGAGCAAATTCTGGCCGATGCGATGTGGATTACGCTGCCGAACATGCCTTCGAATCCACGACCGCCGGATGAAGTGGACCAGTCGGATCAAGTTGAGCCCGAACCCACACGTCCATCGGTGGACGCCGCGGAAGCGTGGAAGGCAGTAAGTCTCGTCAACGACTGGGTGCGGCATGCCGAGACAAAGTCCGCCGGGATTCTTGCGTTCTCAGGTGTAGTCGGTGGCGTGTTGTACAACCTCATCAAGAGTCCAGCCGACTTCGATTGCTGGGTCAGGTTGGGCGCTTCGACGTGTGGTCTGTTCGTCTTCGTTGCTGCAGTGTGTGCAAGCTGCGCTCTCTGGCCGCGGCTGGCAGCGCGCGAGCCAGCGACGAGCGTTTTGTACTTCGAGCACATCGCCCGAGAGCACCCAGGGTCGCCCGAGGACTACATCAAGAGACTGAAGGAAGTGCTGTCGTCGTCCGATGCGCTTGTGGAACAACTCGGTCAGCAGGTCTGGGCGAACGCGCGCGTAGCGCGGAAGAAGTTCACATGGGCCGGCTATGCCTTGGTCTCACTGCTTGTTGCGGTTGCCGGCCTAACGATAGTGGTCTGTGATCTCGCGTTGCGATCCATCTAG